CATCTAACTTACGAATGTTCTCAGCTGTAGGGTCAATCGCAGCATCATAATCTTCATAAATCTTTTGAAAAAACTTGTGGAACTGTGGAAACAAAACACCCTTAACATTCCAGTGAGCTCCATGAGCAAGGAACTTAGCAGACACAAGGTTAGACATCAGGGAACAGAGTTCTTCAGCCAAATACTCTTTAGTAGGCTCCAACACTTCAACAGCAACAGGCTCAAGTTCTTCACCCAAGTCACGCTTCACATCATAAGTAATCGTCTTAGGGTCATAAACTTCCTGAACACCAGCAGACTTATATGCTGCACGAGCTTCAGGATTATTGTCAACCGCAAACTTCACATCTTCCCCATCACTAATCAACTGTTTCGCCACGCTACCCTTCCAAGAGTTAGTATCTGCTGCAGGAATAGAAGAAGGTCGCATAATCAATTCACGATACTGCACACCAAACTCATCCAACTGGTCAATCGTGTCAGCACGTTGAGCCTCATCACGCCCAGTCACAACATACAATTTCACATTCTGGTGATCTAGCCAATCAAAGTAATCTTGATGCAACACACCATTCACAATCAAAGTGTCATCAAGGTCAGTAATCCCAACCTGAGCAACAACATCTCGTTTAGCCATTTTCATATCCATTCCATTTACCCATTGTTGACCTGCATCGCCACCCCAAGCATCCCAAGCCACACGACCTGCACTAGGGAAACCATCTTCACCATTACTAAAACCTGTCGCCTGCTTATCAACTTCGTGACGAGCAAAATAACTAATCATCCTATTCACAACATCAGCCGAAACATCTTTACCCGAAGCAAGCTGACTAGCCCTAGCCCTACCAACATCAGTAAAACCTGAACCAGCCAAACCATCAGCAATCCACTTCAAAGCACGCTTAGCTGCAACAGCAACATCAGCAGGCGGAGAATACATCCCTGCCTCAACAGCACGTTCCCCACCAGGAGGCATCTTCTCAGCAATACTCAAAGCAACCATCTGAGCAATAGCCTTCTTCTTATCAGGATGAGAACCCAAAACAGTTCCATCTTCCTTCACAGTGTCCCAACCAGCATCAGTTTTAGAAATAAAATATGGCATTAGTCCTGCTTCTGAATCATTACGCCAAGACCATAAGTGCCAGAAGTCGTGCAAGCAAACAAAGCGTCACCTGGATCTAAAGTAATCTGCAAAAACACTGCAGGGTTAATCTCAACAGACTGACCCTGCACTAAAGCACTTCCACCAATCCAAATGACCCTACCTGCCACAGACTCAAGATTATGAATTGTAGCTCGAACAGGCATAATATCTGGTGCAACAATCTGAGTAACAGCAGTGCCAATAGAGTAAGCGGTTTGAGTTATCGGCATTTATTCCCCTGTTTCATAACTGCCTGCAGGCACAGTAGTCGGATTCTGAAGCTGCACAGTCGGCAAACCAGTATGAGCAATCGGATTTAGTCCTAGACTCTTCAAAACATCTTCAGGAACAAAGCCCAAACCAATCAACTTCTGTGCCATAGCAACCTTAGACTCATCCTCAGTCAACGAAGCAGCATTAATATCAACATTCGTCAAAGGCACACGAATAACATCGCCACCATTGATAGGTCGCATATTCTCTTTACGGCGAACCTCATTAGTTGACATCACACCATTCTGAAGCATCTTCGCATAACCCTCAATACGAGTCGCATAATCGCCACGCAACAAATCATCAGTGTTGAACGCTAGATAAGCCAAATCAGGAAGCAATGCACTAAAAGCATCCTCCAACTTAGACAACCAAGGTCTAAGCGTGTGAGTCACAAATGAGATAGCGTTCTGCTCATTAGAGCCATAACTTTGACTGCCACGCTCATTCAAACCAATCATAAAAGAAGGCACACGGAACATGCGAGCAACATCCTCAACAGCGAGCCTACGAGAATCAAGCATCTGAGCCTGATCGTTAGCAACCATAGTCGGCTTAAAAGTTGCACCGCCAGAGAGAATACCTGTCTTATGTGCCTTACGATAACCCTTATGCTGTCTGTCAAAACTCTTAGACAAGTTCTCTGCCTGTTCAGCAGTCAACGCTCCAGGATACTCAATCACACCATTTTGTGTCGTGCCTTGCCCAAAGAATCGAGCTGCAAAAGACTCAAGGCTCATGCTCAAACCTAGATTCTCTTTAAGCGTGTCAATAGTTGACTTACCACGAATATCCCCTGGCATCAAAATAGAACCGGTGATGTGAAGCATGTCATCAGAAGATAAATCCTTGCCATCTTCGCCCTGATAAGTGAAACGCTTAGTTCCATTAGCTTTACGAGTGACAGCAACCTTAATCGGATTCAAAACCATCATGCTCAAAATCTGGCCTGTAATCGGGTCACGAAAAATACGCACAAACGCATTACCATCAAGCAAAAGGCTAATCATGCACTGCTGCCAAAACGAAGTCGAGTTAATCATCGCATCAGGTCTAGCAACCCAAGTCGGTCTAGGCCTATAAGGAAACGCAATACCATCCTTACGAATAAAAGTATCAACAGGCAAAGCCGAAATAGTGTCAGAAATCAAAGACACACAAGCCCAAACACTATTGATAGTCAGAGCAGTCGTATAGTCAATAAACGCACCTGACTGAGTTTCAAAACTTGTCAGATCACCTGCACCCCAAATAGTTTGAAACGAAATCGCACGACTCTCGCCACCACTAAGATTTCTCAGCATTACTTATCGCCTTTATCTAACGCCAAACCAAACAACAACACACCAACACCAGCAAGCACCACACCTGCAGGAACAAAAATCAAACCAGCACCAACAGCCACAACAGCTATACCAAGTGCCTGCAAAATCGTAGGTAGCAAACTCATCCTTAACTAAAAAAAGAACTCTGGCAACGCCATCGTTTCTAGTTTACTAGTGGCTCGGTCATAAGCGATAACAAAAGCAACAGCAGCATCAATACGCCTAGAAGAAGCCCTAGACTCCTTCACAATACGAGGCCCGAGATTATCTATCTTCAATTTGCAGTTATCAATGTGTCTAGCAAGCAACGGACTACCATCGTGAGTCAAAGTCGCTTCAGTCACCGAATCATAAACCTTCGCACAACCACCAACCATGCGGCGAGCAGAAGTAGAAGGATACTCAACCACAGGAAGTCCCATATCCATCAAAGCCTGCATAGTTCTCTGCCAACGAAAAGGGTCAAACGCGATCTCTTTAGTATTCGGATGCTTCTGAGCAAACTCAATAATCGCCTGCTCAACTTCAAGCGTGTCAACTCTCCAGTCATCAGCATCATCAGGTTGACGTTCCCAAGCCTGAACCAACCAAACATGAGGCTTCTCATCCTTGCTCTTAGGAACAGTTACAGCAACAATCGCAGTCGTATCACCATTAAACGAACCATCAACACCCAAAACAACATCAGCAAAATCATCTACAGTCACATCATCTTGCAAACTATCCCACACACCTGCAGGCAACCAAGTATTCTGACTGCTCACCCACTGATTACATCTCTTAGTCCGAAACTCAGACTCAGGTGTTCTCTTTACCATAGACTCAAAATCAGCCTTGCTGTTCAAATCACCATAGCCAGGATTTGCCGCCATCCAAGTTGACTCCAACCTATGATCTGCATCCAAAGGTGCTTCCCACCAACTGAAGAAGAATGTCGGGTCATCAACTTCACCCGAAACAACCTTCTTGCCATACTGATACAGCTGATAAGCAGTAGAGTCTTGGCCTGTAGCATCAGTCTTTACCCCACAAGTAGTAGTCGCCAACATCATCGGCTGACGGCGAGAAGCCATAGACAACTGCATAACATCCCACAACTCACGATTAGGCAACGCATGCACCTCATCAAAAATCACTGCACTAGCGTTCAAACCTTCTTTAGAATAAGCCTCAGCAGATAGCACACGCCAAACTGAACCGGTCGCAGGAACTTCAATGACATCCCTGTAAATGTTGCACATACTTGCAAGCTCAGGTTCACGCTCAATAATCTTCCTGGCATCACCAAAAGTAATCCTCGCCTGCTCCTTCTCAGCTGCACAAGAATAAACTTCACCACCATCATCACCATCAAACAAAAACCAAAGCCCAAGTCCAGTCATCAAAGCAGACTTACCTTGCTTCCTCGCTAACCCGATAAGAGCAGTCCTATGAGCAAACAGCCCATCCTTATTCAAAGCAAGAGCTTCAATCAACAACTGTTCCTGCCACGCTCGCAAACGAATAGGCTCACCAGTATTACCGGCAACAGAATCCTTAGTCAAAGTCACAAAAGTATTGATGAAATCAATAGCATCAGCACCTCTCGAACCAAACTCTAAATTTGTTGGACTCAAAAGAGCAGGTGGCCAACTACTCAGACTGCTCAACGACAATCACCTGATCACGCTGTTCCTGACGTTTACGAAGTTGCTCCATCTTAGACTCAGCCTTAATCTCAGCCAAACCCAACTTAGAACGAGCATCCACAGTCAAACCCAACAACCCCAAATTCTTTACAACCGCCGCTTCCAAATCCAACAGCTGACGATGCACATGATAGTCATCAGGCTTCTCAACAAACTGACGTTCCAACACAACCTGACGATCTAACTGCTTACAAACCAGCAACAACAACTCAACATCAGTCTGAGGACTAATCCAAGTTTGACCCTGACCAAACACACGATTCCAAAGAAGCATCCCTGCCCAATCCAAAGGCTGATGCGGTTCAACCCTGCCAGAAGCCAAAGCAATAGTTCCATTTATGTCAGGTAACTTACGCTGACCAGGATTGCCCAACGCACGTTTCACTTCCAAAGGTTTAGCAGGATTAGCCATGTTGCAAGGCTACCAACTTAACTTGACAACTGCAGACACACAGCAAATCT